GATAAAATAAAAGAAAAACAGGAGATTAAATAATGAGTATATGGGGTACTATAGGTTGGGCAGCATTAGATTACGGTACAAAGGCAGCAGCAGGAACAGTAGGAAGTGCTGCTGGAAATGCGCTTGCTAATGCTTTATTCGGAGAAGATGACAACCAACAACAACAACAACAACAACAACCGGCTGCTCCTCAAGTACCTACACAATCTTCGAGAAGCAATGATGAAGCTGAATTGAGATATTTAGAAGCTCAAGTTCCTAAAGGTGAAGGGTTTATAACAGGCGTACCTGTTCAACCAGCAAGACAAAAAACTACTGAAAATCAATCTTTAATTCAAGCATTGTATAAGAATGTGCTGACTACCCCTCCTGCTACGCCCGACTTAGTGAATAAAGCTATACAAGTAAGTGGTGCTTCTGCTATTTCTTCTGGTAGAAATGCAAAAGCTTTACAGAAATTATTAAAAACTTAAATATTGGAGAATGTAAGTGGTTAAACTTGAAGACAATCCTTTTGGGTCAGCCCCTATTCCCGGTCAATCTTTAACAGCAGAACCGGGTAAATTTCCTTATGAAAAACCTCCTATGTATGCAAATGCAATGGAAGCTTTTTTATCTATAAAATCCTGAGCATATTCTTGTTCAGCTTTTACTATTTTACTTTCTTCTCCCGCGTCAATAAAAGTTTTTTCTTGAGCTTTAGCATCTTCTATTGTTCTTAGTGGGTTTACAAAAGGAGCGTTTAATCCTGATGTTTGTGAAATAATAAAACCATTTATAGCTCTTGAAATATATAAAATAGCTGATATGGTTGGTGTAACTAATATAGTCTTATTAAATAAACCATTAGAAGATAAAGTTTATAGAGATGAAGATATTTTAGAAAGTTTTAAAATATCAACAGGTCATAAAAGTACAATAAAAAATAGAAAGATCGATGCTCTTATTAAACAAACTTTAAGTAAAGAGCATACTGATGGTTTTATGGATAAAGGAGAAATTTAATGGGCTTTATGGAGAAAGTACTAGATATTGTTGTTCCAACAGGGAGTCCTAAAGTTACAGGATTTACTCATGGTTTTTATAAAGGAATAAATGATTCTGAACGGGATAAGCTTGCTGC